GATGGGGACTCATCATAAGCTCTACGAACAGCCCTATTTAAGGACTGCTCGAAGAAGAAATTGTCAGTTTCAGTCATTGACTGCAAACCAGCAACGGCTTGAAACGCTTTACGAACATTTACAAATGTAACATCTGAGGGCATAGTTTATTATTGTACGTTGTTATCAAGCATTTGCTCAGTAGTATTCAATGGGGATCCACCAGCTTGAATATTGTGACGGCGGAACTGTGTTTGAGGTCTGTACTGAAGAACATCGTGACGGAACTGACGGCTTTGATTACGTACAATATCAATCTCTTGACGTAGAATCATCTCAGCGTTTTGGTCTTCCACTTGGGCTTTTTGTGTTTGACCATCTCCACGTAAAAAGTCTGCGTAAGCACCGAATGCCATATACTCAAAGAATCTAAATGGTATGTTTTCATTGTCTCCAGAAGCGGATCCAAATAATCCAGATGTAAATTGTCCATCTTTTACTACGTCCTCTACGTCTTTACGGTAAGTAACAAAAGCATTTACTCCGTCAAGAACAGTTGGGCTTAATATTTTAATAGCAATATGACCAGCGTGTGGATTACCACTATCGGCGATCATACTAATAAAAGTATATTCTTCCGGATATAAAGTTTCACTTGGGTTAGATTTATGCACGCGAAAAATAGTATCAGCATTGTTTGCTAAATCTTTATTATCTCCGTAAGTAATAATTTGATTATCATCAGCTGTAGCTAGTGCTACTTGCTCTCCTACGATAGTAAACTCATACCAAGGATAACGTTGATATGCTGTTCTGAATCGTCTGTTAATTGATTGTCTAAAAAAGGCTTCATCGGTTGTCTCCAACGATTGCAAGCCCGCTATTGATTTAAATCTTTCTTTAAGATTTGTATATGTTTCTGTTGGATACGTTGCCATATTTAGTGAAGTTATTTATATTTTGTTTGGTGAAAGTTCTGCAAATGTTTTATTGTAGTGCTTTAAAAATTCTTTGGAGTGCACCTCTTTGTGTCCGTATTTGTTTGTAAGTCTAAAGAACTCACGAGCCGGCATAGTGGCTACCGGTTTGCCCAGAACTGGATGAGTTGTACCTTTGAGATGAGCTGCTTGTTTAGCGGCAGCTGCTACTCTCTCGTGTTCTGTTTCTCTTTCTAATTTAAAACCATTCTTGATCTCTTGCATAAATGCTGCATCGATTTCATCATCTGTAAAATTTCTAGGTAAGTTTGTAATAATATCCATATAAATAGTTTTAAGTTAAAAAGAAAAGGTAGGGGGCGATTACGCCCCCGTACCGAAGATAAGGATTATTCAGTTCCTTTGATAATACCGTGTGCTTGTGGGTGGTATACTCCTAATGTAAGAGCACAATCCACGTAGCCACGCTCACCACCACCTTGGTTAGGTAGACGTGTTGATCCCATTGGGATTAACTCGTGAATACCGAAGTATTCTGGGTTTACTAAGTATCCAGCTTCACCAGCGGATGAACCGAAGTCTGGCATACAATCTGGGTTACCGTTTACAATAGAAACGATACCGTGGTCTGATTGGTATAAATCAACAGTAAGTTTGATTTCACCAGCTCCACCGTCGTAGTTTACAGAACGAACATTGTTTGTAGCTGAAGCAGTTACACGAGCGAAATCACTGATTACGCGGCGTAATTTAGTATCAGCAACCAACATAAGGTCATTAACTGTACCAGTTTGTTTGAAGATAGAAGCGATGATGTCATTTAACTGAGTTTCACCGAATGCAGTAGATCCAGCTTCAGCAACTGTGTAGATGCTGTCAGCGGGTGTACGGAAACCAGCTGGTACGTCAGATGGACCAGATGAGTCCAACCAACCACCTAAACCACGAAGGGCGTAAGCTGTGTCAGAACCGTTTTCAGCAGCACGATCGTTATTAGATGCAATAGTTGCTTCGATGTCGCGTTTAAGCTCACGAATTGCTTTAGCTTCTGCTTGAGCAATTTTAGCTGGTCCGACTGAATCAACTGCTTCTTGTAGGTCTGATACTTGGTAGTCGCGGCGGAACTTCTGTACGTAGTTACCAAGACGTGCACGTCCAGCGAACTGGTCGGTGAATGTACCTACGTCAGCACCTTCACGGATACCCGCTGTTGCTGGAGTAGATAACGCGTCTACTGTCCACTCTACGAATGTAGCCGATGCTTTCTGCTTTTGAGCAGAGGAAAGGATTGGAGTTTCTTCTGGAGCAAGAATTGTCAAGACATCTGTCAAGTCTTCTCTGTTAGAAACACCAGCTCCCGGATTTGTTGTGTCATATGTATTTGAGAATGCCATAGTGTTTTATGGGTTGTGTGGGTTTGTGTGTTATTTAACGATTTTTAATTTGTTGTGTTCTGAGAGTAATGAAATCACTCTTGTTGCCAGATTGTCTAAACCGTTGGTTAAGGTCTTTAAGTGCCTTAACTGACTTTCCCACAGTTTTGTCCGATGTTGCCCCAGCGGTAATCGCTGTCTTTGGAGGTGTTAACGTAGCTGACTTCGGAGCTTCTTTGACTGGTTTGCGTCCGTAGATACTATTCGCTGCGTGAGCCATCAGATAGTTAAGTTGAGCTGCAACTTCTGGATCTGCTTTTTCTCGTAGTGAATTGAATCTAGGATCTCCAATCATAGCTTCGTAGCTTTTGCGTACGTCATTATCTTCTCCTTGTAACCAGTTCAATTCTTGTTCAGCTTGTGCATCAAAAGCTTCTCTGAGCTGATGAGATTGCTGTACTCTTTGAACTGTCTGTAACTGAGCTGGTAGGTACTTATCACGAGCTTTACGTGCATTTAATAGGCTTTTTCGCACATCTGCTTTTGTAAGTTCTTTACCTTCGACTTCTGTTACAACATCTTCGGGTCCGTAGCCGTCTGCATTGAATAATGTTTCCTCCGCCCACTCTATAACTTCTGTTACTTCTTTCGCCTTTTCTTGTAATCCTTTTAACGTATCTACTGATGCGTATGGATTATCGGCTACCTCTTGAGTCTCTAATGGATTATTATTTTGCAGTGAAGCCTCCATCTCTTTCAGTTTAGCTTCAGCAGCTTTACGCTTTGCTGTTAGCTCCCCGAATCGAGCGACTGCTCTACTTCCTAGCTTTTCGGATAATTCGCGAAGATCTTCTTCGGACATATCATCTAGATCTAACTGTGAAAGAACATCTGTTGATTCCTCTGAAGTTTCTTGAACTCCTTCGGTTTCTTCAGTTTGTTCAGCAACGATTTCTTCACTTGCTTCCACCTCTGGACTCTCGACCTCGGCTTCTTCTGTTACTTCATCTGTTGCTTCAACTGGTGGAGCTTCTTCTTGAGTTCCCTCATTTAGTTGCCCCAAGCGGCGGTTTACAAAATCCGCTGCTGACATATTTGACTGTAACGCTGTTGTTTCGGTTGAGGGTTCAGCGACTCCCTCTGTGATTTCGTTTGACATAATGTTTGCACTCCTTAACGCCGAGCGATGGCGATGATTATATTATAACTTATACATCAAGTTAAATTCTGTCAGAAAATTTTGTCTTTAAATTACGCCAGTCACACATCTGTAATATCTGATCGTAAGTAAGTATACGCCCAGATATTTGTTGTATTTGTTCGTTACTTGCGTTATGTAATTCTTCTATTGTTTCCTCCCGGAGGTCAGAGATTACTTGTAGGAATCGAGCAAAGTGCTCGTGATTGCTGAGTGATTGTAAGTCCGTTTCTAAGCTCATAAATTATTTAGCTGCTGAACGCATAAGTGCTACAGTACGTGGTCCTCTAGTCTTAACTTGTTTGTACCACTTGGAATCAACCATTTCATCCGCTGCTGTACCGTAATCATTTTTCTCTAAAGCGGCTTTCATCTTTTTGAATGTACTTAATTTACTGTACCCTAAATTGTAAGACATATCAATTAATGCCATCTGTACATTTTTGGGACGACTCATAATATTTGGGTCGAACTTTTTTAAATCTTCGATTGCTCTAGATAATGAATAACTATACAAAGTAGATAGTTCTCTGTCCGTTAGTTCTCTTTTGCCGGACTTTAGTTCATCTCTGTCGAGTCCCAACGAATCCAAGATGGGTTGATTAGTTTTGTCCTCTAGGTTGAAACCGATTCCAATGGACATATTGCCTAATGAATCCTTGTAAGCTTTTGGTCTTACACCTTCGTTGACTCCTATCATTTGTGCTACTTCTTCAGCACCTTTATTTTTTGCTACAGCTCTAGCTACGTAGCCTTGTGCGGATAAATTATCAGCCATAATATTACATTCCTTGTGTTTGAATATCTCCCATTTGTGCTGGCTCTGTACCAACTCTTCCGATTTGGGCGTTCTGTGCTTGTTGCATTTGGAAGGTGTACTGCCCAGCGTACTTCTCAAGTCTCGCAGCAAAGGCTTCATCTGATTGAAGTCTTTCAGCAACATCTGGCTGAGAAGCGTACTGCTGAATAACAGTAAGAGCAATTTGAGCACCGTTAGGACGTGCCGGCATTTCGATACCAGCAAAGATTTTAGCGAGGTCATCTGTTACTTGTTTTACAACTTGTTCTTGAGCTGCTTCCGTAGGTTGTAGCACGCGATCCGCGAGTACCGGATCAATACTGTTAGCAGCTGCATCAAGCAAGTTATCAATGTTAATGCGACCACTGCGATCCAGTTGCGTGAGAGCAACCATTTGTTGAAGTTTCTTTTCTTGAGTCTCTGGATCCGAATTGAGGACATCGTATGAAATCATTATGTCGTAGTTCTCATCGGGGTTGCCTTTGTTGAAAACTACTGGGTCTGGCGATCCGGTAACTCTAAAGAAAACTGAGTCCGGTCCAAACCGCTGGAAGCATTTATAACACATCTGTAAAACCTCGGCGGAGTGCTGAAGGAACTTATCCACTAAAAATTGTTTACGAACTTGTGAGATCTGAGATGTTTCATCCAATCCACATAATCTATCCGCTTGAGCTTCCATTGTTTTTTCTATTTCAATGGAACCCACTGGAGATGGAGGAGTCGGAGCAAAATCCAAGTCTCCCTTTCTGCGGTAAGGTATCATCCTTCCGGGACCCCAATCTGTTGGTGCTTGACCAACTGGGTGCAGAATCGGAGGTAGAGTCGCTAGACTGTTTCTATCAATACGTGAATCCCGCTCAACCTTAACTTGATTCTGTATTCCGCGAAGGATGTCTGGTATAGTTTGAGTATCATAGAGCCTCTTACTATCTTCAGAAAGTTTAGTCACTACTACTGGATAATCTTCGTAGCCGTTCAAGAGCTCGAACTTAGCGTAGCCTTCACTGTATTCCTTGTGGAAGACAGTACAATAAATACCTTCGGAACCATCTTCGGGGTCTATCAAGCGTTGGTATCCGTATACGATTTCAATTAACTCATTTGCTTCATAAGCGTTGTCAGTTAAGGATGTACTTCTACGTCCTTCTTGTTCTCTCTCGATGCTATCAATGTTTACTCCACGATATTTATCTATCATTGTTTCTACGAAGTCAGCATCCCATCCGTCCGTGATTACTTTATTCTCTAGCTCTTGAGCTGTGTAATAAGTTTTCCAAAAACAGTACGGTGCTCTTTGTGGGTCCGTAACGTACGGAGGGAAGAAGAAGTCTCCGTCCGGGGCAAGTGTCTTTACTTCTGGGGCATCAACTTGTCTGCGAACTATCGGTAACTCCGCTTCGCCAGTTTTACGTAAATCCTTAAGAGCTTTCTTAGCTCTTTTCTTAGTGACTCCCGGAAATGTTGCTTCTAGTAAAGCTACTAACTCATCATCGTTTTCGCCGGCTTCAATGAGCTCAACAACCTCTGGAGCTATCTGTGCGATTTGATTTAAATCAAGACGCTGTAAAAATCTTCGGTCCTCTCTGTGCCAACCTACGTAGGTAATCAAGATACCTCTTTCTAATAAATAATTAGCACCGAGTTCCATTTCTCTCTTGAACCTTGGAATGTACCCACTGGATACCATCCACTTCAAGAAACTGGATACTACTT